CAACGGACGGTCACAGTGCATTCGTTACACATTTGATGAAGTCTGCGAACTCTTTAATGGGTAAAAGCGCTGAATATCTGAAAGATGCTGAATCTGATTTAGAGAGTTTGAAACCTGTAGCGGTTGAAGTTGAAGTTGAAGTTCCGGTACGAGCGCCTAAAAAATCTATGCGGTTGCGTAAGGCCGCTGCTAATTTTGGTAAATCGCGGGTAGTTGCCAAGCCCGTTAATTCAAGTATTAAATCGAATGAGCTTAGAGAGTACGTTTCAGGCAATACGAAAGTAGGGCGTGCTCTTGGTAATTTAACCAAGTAATCTAAGCTTATTACAGAAAGGACTAGGATTATGAGTAATCCTGAGAGGTGGGAGGCATATCAGATTGGCGCAGCGCGTTGTCTTGGTATAGACCTCAAGCGTAGTCAGTATGTGAACGATTATGGCAACTATGTTGCTGCGTCGGCTGCTGATTTTCAGGCGGGTATGTTAGTATCCTTGGATGCTAACCAGAAGATCGTTAAATGCACAGGCTCTAACCCTTTTGGGTTTGCTAAATTTGCTAAAACTACAGGGCGTTATGCTACTGTTGTAGGCGAATATGTGCAGCTTAACGCGTTATTGGCTACTAATTTAGCGCATGCTAATTTGTTTTCCGGTGGTGGGACCGGGACTGTTCGTGTAGGTGCTGCGTTAACTGGTAGTGCGTATACTGAGGGTGCTACTGAGGATTATGTTATTAATTATACTAATGGCACAATTGCTCGTAGTGATTCAGGCTCTACTATTTCAGATGGTGGTTATGTTTATGTTAACTATATGTACGCTATGACGGCGGCAGATGAGCAGCATGAAGGCTTCAATTTCTGGAATAAATTAGATGACGTTACTATCCAGGATAGTCGTATTACTGTTATTACTCCTCCAGGGCGTATTTTTACTTCTCAGTATGATCCTGCGGTGACGTATACGATTAATGCAACTTTGTATAGTGGTTCTTCTGCTACGGATAATTTAAGTGGTTTTGTGACAACTAAGACTACTTCAAGTGCTGTAATCGGTAAAGTTTTTCAACTTCCAACTGCTGATGACCCTTATCTGGGCATTGAGTACAAGTAAGGGGGCATACTATGAGAAATCCTTATAAGCGTATCTCTACACGTCGAAGTGCCTCACGCAAGCCTAGTGCTCGCAGGGCTTCGGCATCTTCTAGATCTTCTGCACGTCGTGTATCTTCGAATAGTTCACGACCCGCTGCACGTCGCTCCGTTGCAAAACGTAGTGGTGTTGCTCCTCGTAGGGTTCGTCCGCTTCGTCGGTTGACCTCTCGTAGGCAAGAGGCTGGATTTGATCCTAGCGGTGAATTTAATCCTCAGCGTTTTGATTATGGCAAGGTTCGTAATGCTGCGGCTACTAATACAGACCGTCGGATGTTTGACTCTCATGGTCAGATTAATGCTAATGATAAGAAAGATGCTCTTACGCAAGCTTATCATTTGTTGACTAACTCTACCAAGCGTCATGCAATGGATATGCGTTCAGCTCGTCAGGGTGAGACTCTGGCAGCTAAAGAAGCGCGTAGGGATGTGTTAGCAGCGGCGCTTAATGATCCTACCGGTTTTGCTATTATTGGGCAAGAGCTGGCTCTTCCTATTAAGGACATTTTAGATTATGAAGGTTTTGCTCGTAAAATCTTTAGAGTTCGTCCTTTAGCTCAGGGTGAGTTGTTCCGTATTCCGTTGGATATTAGATCTACGGCTTGGGTGCTTGGTCAAGATGGTAAATCTCCAAGATCCGTGATTAATACTAAGTGGGTTATGCCTGATGAGACTAAGATCACGTCGTTCCCGGTTATCGATATTTCTGATATTTATCGAATGAACTTTGACGTTTTGGATCGTGCTCAGGATACTGCTAGGCAGGAAATAGAGTTGAAGGAAGATAAGAGGGCGCTGGCTCTTATGGATGCAGCGTCTACGACTATTAATACTACAACGACCTTTGCGACTTTAAACGTTTCTGCATTTGAGCATGTTCGTTTTCAGGTAGAGCGTCATCGTTTGATGGTTGAGCAGTTTATCATTTCTCGTTCTGAGCTGTCTGATGTTGTGACTAATATGTCGGCTAATGTAGATCCTGTTACTGAGCGTGAACTGCTTTTAGCTGGTTATATTGGTAACTTCCTGAATGCTCGTATTCTGACTGCTGCGGGTACTGGAGTAGAGGAAGTTGTTCCTGCGGGTACTTTCTATGCTGCTACGGGTCCTGATTATCTTGGTGAAATGGGTATTCGTATCGAGCTTATGTCTGAGCCTTTCAATGAGTACGCTAATCAAAGAACTACTAAAGGTTGGGCCTTTATGGAAGAGATTGGTTATGCTATTCCGAATAGTAAGACTGTAGCTAAGGGCGTAAAATAGTATTGCGTTTTGTTTCGTTTTCTCCCTAGTCCCTACCCCTGCTACCCTTGTCCGGGGTAGGGACGTTTTTTACCTCAAGTTTAGGGCTTGAGAGTTTACGTGAGAGCGTAGGAAGGCTGTTCTTGTCTAATCAACTTAGCGTTAAAGTGCTGGATAGTGGGGACTCTTTTGAGTCGTACACACATCCGGCAAATGCACGTAAGTTGGTTAGCGCAGGTTCTGCATTTATTTTGTCTACAACCCCCTTTGTAATTAAGCTTAGGGGAGTTCACTCCGAAAGGAAGAGTAAGATGATCAAGAGTAAAATTGTAACTAATTTCACTGAAATGTTTAAGGAAGAGACGGATATTTGGGTACAGAATGTTGGCGGTACTCAAATTTCAATGCAGTTCGTGTCTCCTGGCGGTCAGGTGGCAGCGGTTTTGATTCCTCGTTCAAAAAAACCTTTTAATTTGAGTACATATGTACCTTTTTCGGCTCTTAAGAACAGTAGGGACTTACGACAAATTCTAAATAGGCGACCGGCTAGATTAATACCCTTAACCACTCTTGAGGTGGATGCGTATTTTGAGAAGTTGGCGAAAGATCGTAAATCTTCGGTAGAGCATGAGATTGAGCAGGCATTTCTTGAGCAGTCTGCGTTGATGGAGCATCGAGCTTATGTTGAGCCTGAAACGGAGGTTCCCAAGCCTATTGCGAAGCAGGTAAAGGAGGCTGAGGCTGCGGTTGACCCGGAGGAAGTAGTCACACCTCGCATTATTGGTTTGATTAAATCGGCAGATAAAACGCAAGACGCATCACACAGGATGGGTGCGAGACAGCTTAAGGATGAGTTAGAGGTGTTGGTAGATGAGATGACCAGTGCTGACTTGGATTATATAATCCAGCTCGCTCCAAAATCTGTGTCTAAATGGGCGGCGAGCCTGTTAGCTTCTAAGCCGGAAGTAACCGAGATTAAATTGCCTCCAGTGCCTGAAGCTCCTAGTAGTGATATTTTAAATTCTGAAAATTAATTTGTAACCCCTCTGTACTTTACTCTTTTCTCAGTTTTGCTGTTATTATTAGTTGAGCGCTTTTGTGTTCATTGGAGGCTAATACTGTGGGACAGGCACGTTTAACATCAAAGGAAGTATCTTTAGCTGTTGGAGGGACTAAGCGTGTCTGGGATGCGCCCTCGGGGGTACCGTTTAAAGAGGTTTCCATTTTTGTATCTAGTCAGGGTGCGGCGTTACCTCCGGGTACGCTAGTGTGGACGCTGATAATAGGTGGTACGTGGCAAGTAGGTGAAGCGTTTGCGGATGGGGCTACTCATACCGGTGGGGTTGCGCAGGTTTCTGGAGGTATTTTAGGTGGTTTGGAAGTTACGGAGGAAATAAAGGTCCCCGGCTCTTCTTTTCCTCCTAACTTGATTGATGCGAATGGCGGGTATGGTGGGGTTCCGATTGTGCTGGAACTGACGAATAGCATGGAGGCATTGTTAAGTGTCAAGGTTTCATTTTTGTCACATTTAGTGGCGGAGTAGGAGTAGTATAATGGATATAGTGGAGTTAGTATCACAATATGGGATTTATGTAGGTTTTGCAGTAGTTGTGGCGGGTTTAGTTGAAGCGCTGAAGAGAGCGTTTCCTAAATTTTTTAAGAAAACTCAGGCAGGCGCTAGGGTATTACCGTTCTTACCCATAGTACTGGGTCTTGGAATTAGTCCTGTACTTCCGCTAGAAGGTCTGCAACTTCAGTTTTTAACGGGGTGTGCGCTGGGGACTGTTTCAGCGTCTTTATATAAAATTGTTACTCGAACTTTGGCTTCAAAAGTTAAAATCGCCGGAAAATTAGAGGATTAATGAAACACATCAAAAAAACATATAGGTACATCA